TGATATTGTGCTGTGCGGGATGGTGAACTCACCCACGCTGTTTAGCTTACCGTCAACCGTCCTGTTCAGCACCTCTGCGACTTCTCGCGTCGGGGCTGTCAGGGGGTTCAGGATCCGATAGTGTGTCGTGCGCGTCATCTGCGACCTATCTCTCTTGCCTCAACGTCAATGCCCTGAGCCAGCGACCACTGACCGGAGATGTTCATACGAACTCGGTGGTACCTGCCCTGCTCTCTAAACGGGACAAACCCGTCTGCATTAGGCGCTATGGCTGTTGAGAAGGTCGCGTCCTCTGTGTGAACATTGCGAGTGCCAACCTCTACAGTAACGGTGCCGCCCTCATGGTATGGATAGACCCGCGTGACGATTGCATGCTTGCCCATAGACAAGCTGTTCTCTCCGGCCTCAATAGTGCCGGTCAGAGGGTCGCCAGTAAATGCGTGAATCTTAGTGCCCAGAGCTCCGCCGAACAGGAACTGACCACCCTTATATAATGCGCTATCCAGAGACGCAGGCAGGCCGTCAATGCTCGCGCTGATATTATCCAGAGCCTCAAGAGTGTAACCCGCCGTAAAGAATGGGGCTATCAGGTCGGCTGATACGTTAGCCAGTGACCAGCGGTTCAGAGCATAGTTATATATGAGGAGCCTATCAGGGGTGCCATCCAGAGAACTATTAGAGACATATGACCAGACGGCAAGCTGTGCCTGCGGGTCTACTGTGGATGTCATTTTGTCCTTAAAGCTGAAGTCAAAGTCGTCGAAGAAAAAGCGGTTCACCTTCTCAGCGCCAATAGCCTTTGAGCCTTGTCCGTCAAACATATAGAAACCATCGTCTGACAGATAAAACACACTATGCCCAATATTGCAGACAGAGCCCGCAACCTGACAGCCACGCGCCGTTTCCACTTTATCGAACTGAAACACCAGCGGCAGGCCGGAATAGGTTGCCCGAACAATCGCCCGCTCCATTAGAATTGTGCAATATTCTCCGCCGACAATTCCTGAAATATCGCCAGAATCGGGCAGGTCCTGAAAATCGCTTTGGTCGGTTCCAGATGTCCAGCCCGTGGGGTCATTGAACGCAGACCAATAAACACGATATGGCTTTCTGCCGGAGCCGGTGTCGATATTAGCTGTCCACACAAAATCACGCACAACGGCAATGAAGTCAGACTTAGGTGCGCCAGATACGTCAGAGAACACGGTATCAGTGCCTAGCTGAAATTTCTGCATTTCCTCGCCAATGCCACCAGCCGCATAAACCGTGTCGCCAAACTGAACGAACTTCCAGCGCTCACTGCTCGACAGGTCATATGCAGGTGTTCCCGCCTTGCTGATATCATCCAAGCTGGAATCACTGGCATCAAATTCGTATAGCTTTGCGCTATCACCGGCAAACAGCTTTGTATTGCCATCATCTGACTTTGCCGCAAATACGCCCAGAATTGTGTTTGTAGACGCGCCGGAGTACGGCACAAACTCGCTTAGGCTGGAATAGCCGCTCAGAACCGGAACCACATTGGTTGCGACTGATACGCCTTGATTCATAAAATTAGGCTGGTCAGGGAGCCACTCACCGAACTGCATCATTGTCTTGCCCAAACCTCACTGCCAGTTGCTACTGTAGCCCAAACCTCTGAGCCAACCGCTACATCAGACCACGTTTCTGTCCCGATTGAATTATCTGTCCAATCCTCACCCAGAACCTTCGCTGTGCCTGTTACACTTATCTGCGCCTGCGTTGCGCCCGCTTCCACGAATATGCCAGTTGTTGCGCCGGTTGCTGTGAACTCAGCCGTGGCAGTGCCCTGAGCCAGATACAGGATATTACTGCTTGCCGTTGATGTGACAACAGCAGAGGCCGTACCAGCTACGCTGATGAGCCTGTTATAATCTGCCGCGCTCGTTACAGCAATAGACGCCGTGCCGGACATTTGCCTCAGCGGGGTAATGGTTGCTGTAAAGCCGAATGCGCCCGTAATGCTGGCAGACATCGTTCTTATTCTGTCGGCATCTGATGCCGCAGTGACAGCTATGTTTGCCGTGCCAGCCACATCAATAGCAAACTGAATAGCCGCCGTTGCTGTAAAGGCAATAGGGGCCGAGCCTGAGCAATGGATTACGTCTAGGTCAGCTAGTTGCTCTAACGTGCCAAAGCCGTCCAGAGCGTCCATAGTGCCCCAAGCATCTAACTGCTCAAGGGTCGGGTTAGACCAGTCAACACTCGTAAGAAAAGACGCGCTGTCCAGAGATACGGTCAGCGTGTCTAAGTTGTTCTTAGTAAAGTTGTCGAGGCTGGGTGTCCCTGTAGGCATTGCCTAACCTTACGCCGCTGTAATGTCTAGGTCGCCCGCCGGTATCTTTAGGATGTCACCTGACCCGATAGCCTTGCCAGTGGTGAATGCGCCGTGAACCAACAGGTTGCCGGATGATGCCGCATCGAACAGACCAAAGTGGCTGACCGTGCCCCATGAACCTGTCGCCGCTGGAAACTCAACAGCCGCGTCATTATCAGCAGTTGCCGAAGCCGCCGCGTTGAAGGTGATAACCTTGCGAGTATATCCAGAGCCTGATAACTCGGTTCCGCTTGCATCATCGTTGAATGATGCCGTTGCTAGGCCCACATAAACATTTGTCGGCATGGTGTAAGCACCAGTTCCGAGAATGTGGTCGAGAATTTCATTCTCTAAATAATCTGATAATGCTGACATTGTTTAATTCTCCGCTACTGCGTTCTGTCGTGAATAAATACTTTGGATTTGTAAGCTACCCGTGCCGTAATGTGCACGTTGCTCGTCTACCTTTACTTCCTCCATGCCGCGTGTGAACTTGGCATCATACTGCGAGGCCCGTGCCTCATCCAGTAAGTACGCGTATGATTCTGCCAGCGCCCCATACAGATAGAGGTCTGGGCTCCGAAGGAATAGGGTCGGGGTGGCGGTGTCTGAGATGCTTTCGAGACTGCCGATATAGACAATCTCCATTGTGTAAGCGTCATCAGGTACGGGCCGAATTTTCATTTCCTTGCCGACAATGCTGAACCCCTCTGGGCGACCACCGCCGGATGAGGCATATGAGGTATCCAAAGATGACGGGCTGTAATATGTCAGCACCTGCACGGGGTCAGTGTTTAGCTTTACTTCGCGCACTTCACGCAGGTCAGTTGGCAGGGCTATGTATTCATCGCCGCTGGTCAGCGTTGCTGTTGAACGCTTCTCCTGCTCGCGGGTCTCAAGCTCACGGCTCATGCGACCCTCAGCAAGCTGGATAAACATTGGTATCTGTGCTGTGAGGTCATCACGCGCCAGAAAGTTTGCGATTGCAGTTTTTAACTCTGCGTAACTACCTATACTCAGATGTTACCGCCGCCCGTTCTGAATGCTTTGTTTTCGCTGTCGTTCAGCCACTGCTTCCAAGCTCTCGGATTATCAGCAGGCTTTCCAAATTTACTTACAAGGTCAGCATACACTATATTGGGTATTTCTGCCACATGAGCCATATGCTTTTGGGTTCCGCGCATTTGGCCCTTTTGCCACTGGTCGTTCATGTGCTTATTCAGCTTAATGAGGGAGTCAAAGTGCTGGGTCTGCTCAATAACCTCAGTGCCGTCTGCATTTTGATGCAGGTATAATTCTTTGCCCGTGATTGGGTCGATACTTAGCACTCTTTTCATATTGTCCTCCTGATGGGTAGAGGGGGCAGTTGCCCGCCCCCTCAGTGAAATTAAGAACCGTTAAGGTCAAAAATTCCCGCATGTGCTTTTGGTGCCTGAACCTTCAGAGCCCACTCAGTGATTAGCTGAGTTTTCTCTGCGTCACCTGTCGATGCAATTTCTTTCTCAGCGAAATTACGTCCGTTCAGTGTGCAAAGGCTGGCAAAGTCTGGGTCAATCAAGAAGATACGGTCATTGCCGAGGAATCTTGAAGGAGCCACATCCAATGTGCCGAAGTCTGTGAGAAAGACAGAAGTTGAGCCGACATATGTTGTCGCCTTAGCCGCAGTCATGTTCACATCGTTTGACACAAGGTTGCCGGATGCTGACAGGTCAGAGAAGTTTGCACGGTTAGTCGCAGATGCAACAAGCATCTTTGGGTTTCCGCCGTCTGTCCACGCATCCTGCATTCCGTCTTCAATCAATGCAAGAGTAAGTGCGCGGTCATCTCCACCCGTGATTGTGTCAGTGCCATCGCCCGTGCCGAAAGCACCTGCAGTTGCACCAACAGAACCATTTGTCATCCAGCATGACAGAGACGCAGATTTGCGTGGCTCAGAAGCTGAACGTGCTACGTCTGTGTCGCCGATTGACTTTTCGATGTCACGACGAAGTTCCAATGACTTTAGAACTTTCTGGTATGCAAGTTCTTTGTCACGGCCCGCTTTGTCCACAACATCCAGAGTTCCAGAAACTGCAACAGACTTCACTGAAATCTGGTGGTAGTTGCCAAATCTAGCCGTAGCGGTGGGTGTACCAAAACTGGCATCAGCTCCTTCAGAAGCGTGGTTATCAGTAGCGGCGGCGGCTAGTTCCTGAACTTGCCATTCAGTAAAGATGCCGTTGCTTGTTTCTTTTTTCAGTGCTGAAAAAATTGGTGTCTCATCGGGGTCAATCCGATAGATTACGTCTGCGAGTTGCTCGCGCTCGCCCTTTGCAAGAGCAGTAGTGAAAGTAGCCATTGTTGGCCTCCTAAAAGTTAATTACCCATAAGGTATGATACAGCGGCATCAACGGAACGCTCATTATTGAGACGGTCCAGCCCCTGCTTACGTTGACGACTTGCAACTTGTGCCTTGCTCTTAGGCTGTCCTGCCTTAGCCATTTTAGGTGCGCTCTTTACTTTTTTCTTCGCGGCGGGAGTCTTCTTCTGAAGGTTGTCCCACTGCCACGCCTTATAAAGCAATTCGATAGCACGGGCGTCTGATGCCTGTGATACCTCTTCCTGAGAAAATCCACGAGACTGAGCGTACTTGATAACTTCCTGACGCTCGTTGTTCCGTGTGTCCTCATTGGACCAAGACGGTATGCGGTCAAGCATCTCGCCTCGTTGAGCTTCCAAGTGCCTCTGTCTAAACACCTGTTGCTCTTGCGCTTGTTCCTGCTGAATGCGTTGTCTCTCAGCTTCAACGTGACGAGCTTGTTCTTTTTGCTGGTCCAGTTGGGCCTTGTAGACAATTAAGTCTTCAGCCGGATACTCCTTGGCTAGTGCCGCCCAATCAGGTTCCTGTTCAGGGATTGCCTGTTGGAGTTGCCCTTGAACTTGTTCAAGTTGCTGTGCGTACATATCCCTCATTTGCTTCACTTGCGCGGCCTCTTGCTCAAAAGCTTTGCGTTGTTCAGCGAGTTCCATGCTACGCTTTGTGAACGACTTTGTCCGAGAGTAACCGCTAAGAAGTTCGTCCTGCGTGACCTCGAACTCTTCACCGTCAACTTTGACAGTGTAGACTTCGGGTTGCTCTTCGACTTCTTCTTCGTCGCCCTCTTCTAACTCGTACTCACCTTCATCATCATCCTCAGATGCTTCGGCCTCATAGACCTCTTCATCGTCAGCTTCAGTTTCCGGTGCCGAGGCTTCAACCTGAATTTCAGGTGTTTCCTCTAGCCGCCCTTCGTCTACCTTGTCCTCTACGGGGGGTGTTTCTAAAAGGCTCATTGCTTCTGACATTGAAAGCGTTCCGTTCTGCTCAGAGTTGTCGGACATTGCTTCTACTTCCTTTTCTCAAATTTTACGCGGTTATGCAACTCATCTAGTTGCGATTTCGCCAGCTTACCCGACGAGACCACATTTTCGATGTAGCCTTTGACGGCAGATAAGTTCTGGCACAACATATACAAGCGTTCACGGTTTTGTGAATCCTCCACAGAACTTTGTTTCCACGCCTGTATAAACTCAGTCTCAAGGCTGGTAAAAGCCTCCTCAAGAATTTCGTTTTTTATTAGTGCCGCCGCCTTTTCGCCACGGTCCACTAACTCCCTTGCTTTTCCCTCATTCATGATAACAAACTGTATCCCTGTAAATTATATGGGTCTTGGAAGTATTCCGGTCTTGTCGCTGACCCCATGCGAAAAGCCCTGTTCTGCTCGGCAAAGTCCGGCATAAATTCCAGCAGGTTCTCTGGCATGGTATCCAGTAGACCCATGCGGGCATAAGCTCCGGTCTCAGGATAGAACCCATCTTCCGGCCTGACATAGTCCGTCGGAATGCTGGACTGATACTCTTCCTCTGCCTGCTCTTCTGCGGTCATAGGATATGGGTACGGATACGGATAGCGAGGTCTGTCCGGCTGGTCTCCGCCTTCTTCAGTGCGGTTAGGGTCAAAGTCTGGTCGGCCTGAGTAAGCAGTACCACCGAACAAACCCTTGCCCATAACGCCCATAATCTGACCGGCATTGTTATAAACAGGTCTACCACCCTGAGCTATCTGGTTAGCGATGTTACTGAGATTAAACTGGCTAATAGCATTCATGTAAGCTGGCATGCCCATAATGGCATCTGCGGCCTGTCGCTGTTCTAGGTCTTTAACACCAGCCAGTAACTTTTCTGCCTCACGCATTTCAGCCGCTTCTTTTGCCGCCTTAGCGACAACAGCCGCCGCCATATTTGCTCTGCCCTCATCGCTGGACGGAGCGGAATATTCATTTGAACCACCGCCATCAAACGTGCCATAACCAGAACCTTGATAACCAACATCAGCCCCAGCGCCTCCGAAAGCGTCTAAGTCACCGCCTGCGTCATCTCTGGTTGTCCCGCCGCCGCCGAAGTTGCAAAGCATTTTGCTTTCAAACTTAGCCGCTGGGTCAATGTTATTGATGTTGTCTGTGTTAAACATATCTACCTCGGTAAGTTCGTTGAAATGTCAGAATCAGTTACAGCTTTGAGTGCCCGTAACTGCGCCTCGGCCTCTAGCTCCTGACGGCGCATCTGCAATTCCATTTGCATTTTCTCGCGTTCCATCTGGATATCTGCCTGCATCTTCTCACGCTTCAGCGCAATATCAGCCTCAGCCTTTTGCTGGGCAATCTGGATATCTGCCGCCGCTTTTTGCTGTTCAAGCTGTAGCACCTGAGCCATTTGCTGTTGCTCTGGCGTTGGAGCTTGTGGCTGTTGGGCTTGCTGTGCCTGTTGCATCTTCATCATCTGAATTTGCTGACTGTTGTTGA